TTGTTGCCGTACACCTTGGTTGAAGCCGCTTCAAGACCAGTAATGTTAGCTGTCTTAGCACTGAATACGCCAGAGTCAACAGCATAAACACCGTTGGCTGACAACCCTTTTGTTGCATCAGTTAATATTTTTCCGTCCGGACCAACAAGCGCAAGTTGAACGAGTTTTAAACCTACTGTAGCCATTAGCTACCTCCTAATAATTTGTTATGTGATACGTATATGGCTTTAATAGCCTGACCGGTATCGGGGTCTGTATAACGTGCGTCAGAATTATCAATAAACCAGTTGTTGTGTATGAAGGCTTTTAACAAAGCAACTTCACAAGCGTCTGCGTCCTGATTGAAATGATGCGAATAAAAAAGACGTATTTCTACGCCTTGATGTATTTCTGAAAAATCGTCATTGCCGTAAGTGGCTGGTAAATTTTCATTTTCAGTTACTAAACAATCAGTTGAATCAATATCGTTTAAATGCCCTTTAGGTATTACAAAAGGATAGATGTTATCTATCCAGGTAAGATTAGTGGTTTTAATAATTGCCACTGCATCAGATACAGAACTCATACGCCACTAACCCCCTTTTCTTTTAATATCTTTTGATATTCGGCATTTTCAGCCTTGAATATCTCATTTAAACAAGCGTTTCGAACCTTGTCTAAGTAATCATCACCCTTAATGAATTTAGTTCCATCATTTAAAAAGCGTGCGATATAGGCTTTTTTATTCGAAAATCCAACAATTGAAGTCCCGTCAGTCTCTCCCGAAATATTAGTAGCTTCATCAATCACTGAATCAGCTAAATGCGGATCATCTCCAGTTTTGCGATTGTAATAATGGTGTGATCTCAAATATTCGGCAATATTCTTTTTTAAAACATCAGCACCGGCCTTAGTTATCTTTGCTTGTTCAGCAGCAGAAAGTTTATAAGCTTTTTCGAGATTGTCAGCCCAATCACCTAAATCAACAATACTAACCATTTTTATTCGTTCCTTTCCGGACTGTGGCTTTTAAAGTCAAAATATCAAAGGCGTTCGGATTACTAGTCTCACCTGGTGAGACGGAAACTATATCGTATTGTTTACCCTGATTATCCTGGAATAACAAAGGCGGTTTAATACTCGGATCATGTCTAACAACAATATCGACTGTGTCTTGTAAATCCGTTCCGTAAATTTGATAAGTCTGATTCATAGAACGGGTACGAACGGCATACCAGCGAGAAAAAGAAGCAGTAAAACCATCTTCTTCGCCACCTGTATTCGGATTAATAACTGTGTCATATTCTCCAAACTGACCACGCTTATTCAAATCGGAAGGTTTAAATAATCTAGTCATTTAGCACCTTCCAACGCAAGTTATTTAAAAGAAACTGATAAGACAAAGCATTGCAACCGCTTTGGTTAGTTAAGAAGAAGGCCGTGCTTTGGATGGCTGGGTCAATTCCGGTATAAGGATTTCTAGCATCGTCATAATCACCAATATCTGCTCTTTTGTTGAAATTCAAAAAATTAATCGCCATCATTATCACCCGTGGTTGTTTCTAGAGATAATTGCCAATCTTCCCATATCATTCGTAATTGATCGATGATATTATCAGAAACCAAAGGAACAGGAACAGCAGAAATATTTGTCAATGCACTTCTATTTGAATAATATGCGCCGGCAAGAGCAAGTGTGGCCGTATCAAATAACGGAGAAACGTCCGAACGTGAATAAAAAGTATTATTGGCATCATCTGCACCAATTGCATTTTTAAGAAAGGCAACAGCAGAATCGATGTAGCTTTGAAGTATGTCATTATCCGTATCAATGTCAACACGTAGAGAAATTTTTAAATCCGCTAATTCAACCGTCATAAATATCCCTTTCTAACAGGCTTTTCACCCTGTTCGTAAGTTTTAAGCCTTAGTCGCTATAAAAATAATCAACTTGCAGATTGAACCACGATCTTAGCCGGCTGATCAGCAATTGCAGAGAACGAAGCGGCAACAAAGGCATCAGTATCGGTTGGCTTAACATCAAAGCGATCAATAACACGAATCTTAGTTGTATCAGTTTCAAAAGATCCAGCACCGATGTTAGTTGAAAGCAACGACATATTTTGACGATCAAACAAAGTAACAGCCTGCTTAGCGTCCCCATAATATAGTGGGAATACAGGAGCAGCAGTTGTTCCGGCAGATGGAAGCCAGCGATCAGCCACCATTTTAATTTGTTTACCATTCATCAACATTTCCATTGGATTTTGTGGGTTTGGCTGCAACAGATAATCTCCGTCAGCGTTCTTAACCTTATGCAAAGCATTGCAACCTGAAACGTTAGTCAAGAAGAAGGCTGTGCTTTGGATAGCTGGGTCAATTCCGGTATAAGTCAAGTCAAGAATGTCATCATACTTTGCAAGGGTTGGCTTATTAGGCAAAGCATTAAACACTGTGATGATGGCAGCGTTACGAGTAACAACGACTTTCTTAGAAATCCAGCTTTCCAACCATGCCAAGACATTCTGATCAGAATCACTAAGAAGCGAATTTGTAGCGGTTGTAATTCCAGCGAAGCGCCGAATAATATACTTGACAGTTTGTAAATCGGGATCATCATTATTGCCGATAGTTGCACCTTCTTCAGTAATTTCAGCAAGAGGTGTAACGTCAGTCCACTTCTCATAAACACGTGAACCGGTTTGCGTTGTAACGTTTTCAACATTGACATATTGTTGTAAAGCATCATACTGACGAACCAAAGTATGGATGGCTGTTTGAATATCTTGTGGGATAACTAAACCAATAGCGTTGCCAGATTCATCAGTCGATGAGGTAGCCATGTCTAGAACTTTATGATCGCCCCTTATCAAGCCACGAACGTTTTTAACAAAATCAAGTTTTTTGTTATTTTTCTTATCAGAATTGTTTAAATTAGATTCTTTATCTTTACCATCTTTTGGCGGCAAGACAACAGCATTTTTACGCGCGTCTTCCAAAACGTCTTTAGCTGCATCACGAGTAGCAACTAAGTTATCAATTTTATTTTTGAGATCAGATAATTCTTTATCTGAGTGCTTACCTGGTTCTGCGATGTTTTCAAAGACCATCTTTTGACGTGCGTCTTGTGCATCAGAAACTTGCTGGCCAGCGTCAGTGAAAGCCTGATTCAATTTATTTAAATCCATGTGTAAATCTCCTTAAAATAAAAGAGCCAACTCTCTTTTGAGTTCGCTCTTATCGATTTTTTTATTTTGTTGTTCATCATCTGATTTCTTTTCTTCGCCAGATGAATTTGTTTCTAATTTGTCGAAAGCCTTTGCTTTGCCGACTAGCAAATTAAACTTTTCGACAACTTTTTTAGAAGGCATTTTAGAGATTGAATTAGAAAAAACAGGCGCTTTATCAGCGATTCCCGTTTTGTCTCCGGCAAATGCAACTTCATCGACAAAACCTTTATCTGCAGCTGTTTTAGCATCCATAAAAGTTTGATTGCTCATTAATTGAAGTAAATCGCTTTGATTCATACCGGTTTTAGCCATATACGCATTAGCAATTCCAAGATCAACGCTGTCATTCTGTGCAGCAATTTGTCGCAATTGGTCAGAATTAAGAGGATCGCTAACACCAGCTAAACATTTATGAATCATTAATTGAGCAGTTGGCGACATTGAAACTTTGTCACCTGCCATTGCAATAACAGAAGCTGCAGAAGCTGCCATGCCTTGAATAAACACGTTAACTTTTCCTTGATATGCTTTAAGCATTGAATAAATCGTGCTTGCTGCTGAAACGTCACCGCCATTTGAATTAATATTCAACTGAATATCTTCACCAGAAGCAGCGGAATTTAAAACATCTTCTAATTGTGAAGGAGTGAAATAATTTATTCCAAAAAAATCATAGAATGCAATATCACCAACATCACTATCATCTAAAATATCTGCTTTAATATCGACTTGTTTAGTCATCGTCTTCTCCTTCCTGTGGCGGATTGTTTGCCACGCTTGTAGTTGTGGTCGAAGTTGCAACTGGAGCTTTTGGCATGCCGCTAGGTAAATAGCCATTTTGTTGCAACGCAAAGGAAACTTGATCGGCACTAAGATTTTTGCTGCCTAATAATGCAGTTGCGTAATTGTTTCCAAGCGGGTCGATTGCCTGTCTAATATCAGCTGCGATATTGGCTGACAATTGCCAATTCAATTCACTTAAAACCATATTCATATCACGATTCAAAGTGTTGGCATATAAACCAGAAATATCAGTAATTGAAGATTGTTGATCTCCTTGACCGTTCAAATATGAATCGGGAATCTGAAAAGCTTTAGCAATCTGTGTTGATGTCCAATCAACTTGTCCTAATAAATTAGCAATATTCGACTTCATTTCTAAAGGAGTAAATGTTTCTTCGGGCATCAATACTACAGGAATACCATCAGCACTTTCTAATTGCTTTTTTAAAGTCTTAGCACGTCCCAAAGCATATTTATCACTAACTCTTGTTGGTTCTGAAAGAACGCTGCTTGCTACAACTGATTGAGACAAAGCTTTAATTGTTAATTGATCAGACTGCTTTTTAATATTTAAAGTAGTAAGCAATGAATATAAAGGACTAATGCCCGTCATTCCATTCATTGAAAAATATCTAAAGTGAATCATATCCGATGAAGGTATATTTTCAACAATACCAATATCAGGCTCATCAAAAGAAACCGTATAAACAAGTCCAGATCCATCGGATAACTCAAATATTTGTACTTGAGACGGCCTTAAATATTCCCAATGGTCATCAATACCATTAGCATTACGCCATCGATAAGCAAAAGCTTCACCACCAAGAATCATTTGAGCAAACATCGTAACCCAAAAAGTTCTTGGATTGGATAATTTAGAAGGATTGTCCAAAATTCCTTGTGCCCTTGGCATATTGGCTTTTAATTTAGCGCTGCCCAAATCACCGGCCAATTGAGTCACAGCTGACTGAATATCAGGATTTCTTAAGGCTTTCCAAGCACTAATATAGTGACCCCTGTAAGGATCAACGCTACTTAAAACTTGTGACCATTGAGAAGTACTTATCGGATATTCAGTTGTCGAATCCCTGATATGAAAATTCGAGTTAAACAACGGCATTATTTACCACCTCCTTTATCGTCATTAACAACTTCTGAAAGCCAACCGATCAAAGCTAATGAAAGGCCAATGGTTATTAAGGCAATTGCCTTCATTAACAAAAAAGCTCCAATATTAATGCATATCAGGGCTAAAACAAAGCAAATCACGTCAAAATAACGCCATATTAAGTTAAAAATTGTCTTAAATATCATCTAAAAACTCCGGATCTATCGCACCATTAGCGATTCCCTTCTTTAATTGCTCTTGCTCGTCCATACGGCTAAACTTGGCTAAATCTGAATTAAACTCTGAATACTCGTCAAAATGGTACATACCTTTATAAAAAGCATCTATCAAAGCATCGACTACATCAATCTTTAAAGTTGCCCGATTCTTTTCAACTGAAATTCCAAAAGGCGATAAACCAGTGGTTGCATTAAGCAAAGCTTTTTCCATAACTTCATCGTCTAAGCGAGTAACCTTATGCGTTGTAAACATATCTTGTAAATACTTAGTTGGTTTAGCTAGATTAGATGGCCACTGCTTGATATTTTCAATATTCCAAGCAGGATAGTTAGCCAACAATGCATCTTTTAAATTAGCAGTCTGATAAGAACCGGCTTCGTCATATCCAAAGTAAAGGACTTTCAACTGGTATTGAAAAACAAATTTGGTCAACCATTGATAAACTTGATCAGTGTTGATAATGCCGTCTTTATGTTCGGTGATTGTACAGAAACCCATCTTTTCCAAAGTTCGATAATCAATTCCGTCTTGTCGTTCCTTATTTTCAATACTTCCCGAATGGTTCCAAGGGATAAAAGAATGTTGATAAAGAAAGAATTTTGGTTGTCCTTTCCGATCAAAATAGGGAAAAACAAAACCGAAGGCAGTATTATCTGAAAATTGAGAATAATCAAAGCCAATATAAACTTCTCGATTATGCATATCGAATTTCGGAGTAATAGATTCTTCTACATTCTTTAAGGACAAGTAACTATCAATCGAAGCCTGCAGCCAAATATTTAATGATTTGTTTTGAAAAGCAAATAAGTTACCAGCTAAACTATCAGCATCCTTTTCGGTCTTTAAATCCCGTAACATCTTGTCATGCTTTTCTGGCATATCCAATAACGGATTGGCTTTAATCCACATTTCAGGTTTTTCTGTTTCACTAATGTTATCAATTGCCCAAATTAAGCAAAGATAGGTATCACCATCACGTTTCCAATCTTTTTCCATCGATTCAATAATGTGCTTCTCGTCACGATGAAAAGGAACGGTACTATCTGGATAAGCAGTTGATATTTGAATAAATTGTTTGTTATCAACATCAATCTGCCCTGATGTTATTTTAGAAATTTTATCAACGTCGGAAATTGCAGGATCAGCAAATTCATCCCCAATAGCAGTTTTGAAATGGAATCCATCATATTGCCCAGAATCCCAAGTAATGGCTCTTAATTTATTATCGTGTTCAGACATGACAACCATGTCCGACTGTGTAGCTAATGACTTTAAATTAATACCATCTTCTTTTCCCAAAGATTTCCAAGGTTCGCGATTCAAAATCAATCGAAGCATGGTTTTAACATATGAAAGAATTTTGCTAGTCTGCTTAAAATTCTTTGAGGTTACTAAGTAATCCTGACTAGATTGGCCAAGCGATTCAATCAAGAAACTATAAATGATAATAATTGCCATCAAGTAAGTTTTTCCTTGATGACGAGCTTCTGAAATGATCGCTCTGGCAAAACGCTTGTCTCCACCCTCACTGCGCCAACCTATCAATTGAACCAAACTGAACTCCTGAAAAGGCATCAATTTAACCGGTTTTAAAGTCTTAACTTCTGGACATTGAGCGGCAAAGTTCAATATTGCTTTAACTTCATCAATCGAATAATGATATGGAAAATCTTTTGTATCTTGTCTTTGCAAATCTCTTAAATGCCGAAAACAGGCAAGCTTCATGTAGTAACCAGTTATATATTTACCATCCAAAACATCAAAAGCATATTTGGTGCCAGGATCTTGATAATCTTTTCGAATCTGGGAAAAATCAATTGATTTATAGGCACCGATAACATCATGTGTTTTTGTTAAGTCAATTCTGATTTTTCTCATCTCCTTTCAAATATCAGCCACCTTTTAAGAATTGTTTGATCTGCTCGGCAGTAGAAGGCTTGTCGGAATTATCTTCCGGAATTTTTAAATCTAAAAGCTCTGCACGCCCTTTAGGCGTTAAACCAAGCTCACTGCCAAGAGCCTTTAATTTAACCGTTGAAGCATCGAGAATCTGCGTGGCAGGATTTCTCTTAAAGCCAAGACTGTCGTGAGCAATAATTTTACCCGTGACTGGATTGACAACTGTTTTTATGATTGGATTCAAAGCACCATTTTTATGAATATGATCATAGGCTTCACGCATCATCTGATAATTGATACAAAACGCTTCAACCATTGTTTTGTCCATTTCATTAACTGTTGGATCGGATTTTATCAACGGAACTAACCTTCGCCACATGTATCTTGCTGTTCCTGTCAAATAACTAGGTGGCTCGTCAGGTAAATCTTTAATTTTTGTAATGATGGTCACCTTCTTTCGTTTTAGGGTTGGAATAAGCAGTAGTTTTGAGCTATTTTCATAAACAAAAACGCCTTAACCGCATGGCTTAGGCGTTGATAGACCCCCCTATAAAAAAGTTTTAAAAATCTTGTTTTGACATGAAATGTCCCCAATGTGTGCGCTCTTCCTGAAGCCAAACATGGGCGGGGGTAAATTTTTTTAGCGTATTCGGTATTTTATATTTAAAATTTTTAACGCTCTGAAAACGCAATTTTTAAACGATTAAAACTATCTTTAAAATCTAAATGAGGGTAACTTAAGACCGGTTGGATTTCCCTACGCTTTTGGTATTTGATCGAGATGATTCATGTAATAATCAACTAGCTTC